TTTGACGCCTCGGGGCTACGTCCTCGAGGCCAGAGCGCTTCGGCAGTTCCGACCCCGTAAAGGTGGCCGTCCGGTCAAGGTGCGGGCGTGACGCGCACAGGTTTTCTACAGGGTTTTCCACAGGATTTCCACAGGATGCGGACGTTCTACCTGATCCTCCTCGGGCCTGTTCCCGACGCGCTCTGGCCGAACCGAGCCCGCGGCAGGCTCTGGGCGTACCGCAAGGCCGCGAAGCGCTACAGATGGGAAGCCAAGATCTGCGCTCTACGGGAGCTCCGGGGCGATCGCCCGAGGCACACCTGCCCGGCTTTCCTGCGGATTCTCTTTGCAAAGCGTCGGGGCAAGTTCCCTGACGCCGACAACGTGATCGCCGCCCTCAAGCCTGCGATCGACGGTATCGTGGACGCCGGGATCCTCGCCGATGATCGAACGATTGCGGGTGTCCCTAGCGTCCGGTTCACGCGCGGATGGGACGGCGTCCTGATCGGGATCGAGTTTTCCACAGCCCCCACTGCTACGGGTCTATCCCCATGATCGTCTTTCCCCGGAAGAATCTCCGGCCGCTCGGGCTTTGCCCTCGCTGCCGGAGATTCCGGATTCAAGTCGGATGCGGTCCGTGTCCACGGTGCGTCCGAGCGACGGAGACGATCCGGGGATCCGCGAGTGCGCGCGGCTACGGTCGGACGTGGGAGCGGGTGCGGGATCTCGCGCTCGCTCGGGAGCCCTTCTGCCGGTCGTGCGGCGCGCCCGCGCGCGAGGTCGACCATATCCGGCCTCGCGCCCGAGGCGGCTCCGACGATCTCTCGAATCTCCAGGCGCTTTGCAAGCCGTGTCACAGTCGCAAGACGTTGCACGAGGGGGGGGCGGTCTCGAGTTCCCCGCGATTGCCTTGCGGACCGCCCTCCCCCATCGCGCACACGTCGGCGAAATTGGAGAGGATTTTCCCGTGGCGCAAGATCTGACCATCGCGCCAGAGCTCCCGCTCGGCGAGCCACTCACGGACGCGGAGAGGATCGAGCTCGGCGCCCTGATCCTCCGGCTCCTGGTCGCGCTCGACAATCTCGACCTCGAAGCCCGGGAGTTCCGCGAGGACCTCAAGGCCCGCCGGGAGATCGTCCTCGGAGACCTCGGCGGACTCTCGGCTCGGGGCGCAAGCCGTGAGGTACGATCAGGAGCGATGCGCGGGCGCAAGCCGAAACCCCTGAGACTCCACGTCCTCGACGGAACGTACCGCCGCGATCGGCACGGGCCGGCGCCGGTCCCGGACGGGCAGCTCGCGCTCCTGCCCGAGCTCGAGCCGAAGCGGCCCATCGCGCCAGAACCGCCGCGGTCGATCAAGGGGACCGCGCTCCGCGTATGGGCCGAGACGGTCGAGGCGCTCGAGGAGCTCGGGATCCTCGACCAAGCCGACGGCGGGATTCTCGCGCTCTACTGCGAGGCACGGGCCGAGCTCTCGTGGGCGACGTACAAGGTGCGGCGCGAGGGCCGGCTCGTCAAGCGTCCGTCGGACGGCGCGATGCGGCCGCATCCGGCAATCGCGATCAAGAACGCCGCGGCGCTCCGGGCCGGTAAGTTCGCTGCGGAACTCGGCCTTTCGCCGACCGCGCGCGCGCGGCTCCGCGTCGGCTCGCGGTTCGGTCCCGACGATCCAGACCCCGAGGAATCGGATCTTGACTGATGTTCTCCTGGCAGAGTAAGCCGGTCCTGCATTGACCGACCTGGTCGAGCCTTGGCCCGGGGTGCTCGTCCCTACCGGCTGGCGGTATCCCGCGGACGTCCGGTTCGATGCCGACCGCGCGGAGCACGCGGTCCGGTTCTTCTCCCGATTCTGTCGCCACGTCAAGGGCGAATGGTACGGAAAGCGCTTCGATCTCTCTCCGTGGCAGGCCGAGCGGATCATCCGGCCGGTCTTCGGGCTTCTCAGGCCCGACGGGACGCGGCTCATACGAACGGTCTTCGTCGAGATCCCGAGGAAGAACGGCAAGAGTCTCCTCGCGTCCGGGGTCGCGCTGAAGCTCCTCTTCGCCGACGCGGAGATGGGCGCCGAGATCTACTCGGCCGCGGTCGACAAGGAGCAGGCCGGGATCGTCTTCGGTGTCGCTTCGGACATGGTCGACCTCGAGCCGCGGTTGAACGCGCGGGCACAGATCTACCGCGGGAACAATCGGCGGATCGTCGCGACACGCTCCCGCGGCTTCTATCGCGTCGTCTCTGCGGACGCGCGGCGCTCCCACGGCTTCAATAGCCATGGCGTGATCGGCGACGAGCTCCACGCCTGGCCGGGCGACTATACGGGCTCGCTCCTCGAGGTCCTCGCGACCTCGACCGGCTCGCGCCGGCAGCCGCTGATCTTCCTGATCACGACGGCGGGATTCGATCAGGAGAGTCTCTGTTACCGGGAGTACAGGCGCGCAAAGCAGGTCGAGTCAGGGGTCCTCGAGGCGCCGAACTACTTGCCCGTGATCTACGAGCCGCGGGATCCCGCGGCCTGGCTCGAGGAGTCGACGTGGCACGAGGCGAATCCCGGTCTGGGGACCTCGATCTCGCTCGAGTACTTCCGGGAGTCCGCCGCGCGCGCGAGAGAGACACCGGCCGACGAGAATGCATTCAAACGGTTGCACCTGAACATCTGGACGGAGCAACGGATCCGATGGATCCCGATTGAGGCGTGGGACGCATGCGCGGGCGAGCTCGATCCCGAGGCGCTGCGCACGCTGCCATGCACCGCGGGGCTCGACCTATCGAGCCGCGAGGACACGACCGCCTTCGTCGCGGCGTGGGAGCTCCCGGACGGCCGGATCGCCATCCGGCCGATGTTCTGGATTCCGGAGGTCGGAGCGGTGCGCCGGGAGTCCGCCGAACACATCCCCTACCGCGCGTTCGCCACGCGTGGTCTATGCGAGCTCACGCCGGGCGAGACGATCGACTATGGCCGGGTCCTGGCCTGGATCGTCGCCTTCTCGCGGGCGCACAACCTCCGGGAAGTCGGCTTCGACCCGTGGAACGCGGAGCGGTTCCGCCAGGAGCTAGAGGCCGCGGGGATGACGATGATCGAGTTCCGCCAGGGGTGGCGGTCGATGGCCGAGCCGACCGCGTCGTTCCAGAGACTCTTCCGCTCCCGGCAGCTCCTCCACGACGGGAACGATCTCCTGCGGTTCCAGGCGTCGAACACGGCGGTCATCGAGGACCCCGCGGGGAACCTGAAACCAGCGAAGAACCTCTCGGGAGACCGGATCGACGGGATCGTCGCCGCGATCATGGCGACATGGCTCCGTCTCACGCGAGGCGAGCTCGACGCGGACGCGGTCCTCGGCCCGGGTACGTGAGGGAGGGGGGGGAATCCATGGAATCGGAGCGATCCAAGAAGTTGAATCCGTGGGACGTTTGGGATACGCTCGTCGGCCTGGGGGCGCTCTGTGTCGCCGGCGGCGCCGCGTGGATCTACCGGCCGGCCGGCCTGATCGTCTTCGGGATCGTCCTCGTTGTCTGGGGCATCCTGGGGGCCTCGGTTGGGGCTGATCGAGTCGGCGATTCGCCGCGGCAACGAAAGCCGGGCAACGGTTGAGTCGCCCAGCGTCCCGATCTCTTCCCGCGCGATCCTCGCGTACCTCGGTTATGGCGAATCGGACGCTGGCGTCGAGGTCACGACGCAGTCGGCGCTCGGCCTCTCCGCGTTCTTCGCCTGCCTGCGGGTCCGATCCGAGTCCTTCGCCGCGCTCCCCTGGAAGGTCTATCAGCGGTCCGGGACCTCTCGCGTCGAGGTACGGGAGCATCCAGCGGCCGAGGTCCTGCGGCGCCCGGGGCCCGCTACATCGACGCTCGGACTTCGCGAAGCCGGTCAGATCTCGGTAGACGGCTGGGGTAACGGCTACGTCCGGATCCTGCGCGACTCCCGATCCCAGATCGAGGAGCTCGAGGTCCTTCCGCCAACTACCGTGCCTCGAATCTCCGCTGGCGGCGCGCTGTACTACGTCACGCCGCGGGCGGACGGGACGGTCGAGGCGATCCCGGCCGCGGACGTGCTCCACGTCGCGGGGCCGTCGCTCGACGGCAAAGTGGGCCTGTCGATCGTCGACTATCACCGGCATACGATCGGCTACGGAATCGCGGCGCGACGCCTCGGGAGCCGGCTCCTCGCGAACGACGCGCGTCCGCCAGCCGTTGTCGAGATCCCCACGCCGATCAAGGAAGGCGAGGCCGAACGCATCGAGGACCGTATCGTGGCGCGCCACGGCGGGCAGGCGTTCGGCCGGCCGATCGTCCTCGGGAGCGGCGCGAAGTACCAGTCGGTCGGACTCCCGGCGGATCAATTACAATTCATTCAGCAACAGGAGTGGTCGCTCGTCGAAGTCTGCCGCCTCTTCCTCGTGCCGCCGCACAAGGTCGGGCACCTGAAAGAGTCGGCCGATCGGGCGAACGTCGAGCAGGAGAACCTCCGCTTTGCCGCGGACGTGCTCGTCCCGACCGCGCGCCGGTGGGAGCTCGAGGCGGACGCGAAGCTCTTTTCCGCGGCCGACCGCGCGCGGGGCCTGTACACGCGCGTCGACTTGCGCGGGCTCCTGCGCGGCGACTTCCAGACCCGCATGAACGGCTACCGTGTGGCCAGGGAGATCGGGATCCTCAACGCGGACGAGATCCGCGAGCTCGAGGAAGAGAATCCGATCGGTGGCCGCGCCGGAACGGTCTACCTCGTGCCGATGAACTTTCAGGATGCATCCCAGGAACCGCCGCCCAAGCCCGCGCCGGCGACCGAGGGAGGCGCTCCGGGGGCGTCCAAGGCTCCCGCGCCGGAAGACCAGGCGCGCGCCAAGGCGAGGCTCCTAGAGCTCTTCCAGGACGCCGGCGCTCGCCTCGCCCGCCGCGAGCTCGACGGCCTTCCGGGGCGAGTCCAGACCGCGGACCGCTTCCGTGCCTGGCTCGACGGGCACCGGGCCGCGATCGTCCGAGCGTACCGGGCCCCGGTTCGGCTCCTGGTCCGCGACCTCGCGGGAGAGCTCGCGGACTTCGACCAGGTCGTCGAGCAGCTCCTCGAGGCCGAGGCGGGCGCTCGAGGCGCGATGCTCGATGCGGCGCGCGAGGCCGGGACCCTGATGAAGATCCTCGCG